GGGCTCCCAGGCGATGCTTTACCTTCCGACATTGTCAGCCCCCAAATCCGAGTGCTGAAGCCATGGCAACCTCGTCATAAACGCGGTCTATGTAAACGTGCTTAGCAACCCGCGTCGGCTGGTCGCTCGTCACTGTGTCTTCAAATCGAATCCAGGCGACTTCCCAGCCTCGTTTGGCAACGCCAGCAATGGACCCGATTGTCTGCCCTGTGACGTTCGCAGCCATGGCAAACTGGTAGGAAACTGAGGCTTCCGCCTCAGTTCCGTCCGAGCCCCGAGCCCCGAGAAACAACACCTCGCCGGGCGCAAACGTCAAGAAGGTGTCGCTGTTCGTTTTGCCGGTGATGTCACTCAGGGCCTTTGCCTTTGCCAGCGTCATGACACCGAGAGGATGCCGGTACGTGACGTTAATCTTCATGGCCGGAATAACGATCTCAGTCCCTTTGACCTCATCACCATCAACGGCAATAGCTCCCTGCTGATTCGGAGCGGAACCGCTTGCGGCGTATCGCCTTAATTCTTCCTTTGCCTGCGTGATATGAACGGTTCCGCCAGTCGTGTCGAAATCCCATGTCCATTCACCGAGTTCGGATTTGCGCGTTCCGTAAGGAACCTCAACCATCCATTGATTCCAGGCCGATCGCCGAATTCTGAGATCATCACGATAAAGAACTCCGAACGCTGTCACCTGCATCGCTGGAGTTGCCGCGCGTGCATAGGCTGCAACGGTGTTTTCGTTCGTCTCTTCGACAATCTTGAAGCGATAAACTCCGGATGGTGGAGTCATCGTCAGATCGATACCGTCAGTAAGCGTGATGATTCTCATACGTGGTGCAGGCTCCATCCTTTAACTGCAGCAACCAGTTCGCCAATTTGGTCAACCTGCTGCTCCTGCAGCTTTGCTGATTTCTCTGTGGCTGCCAGTTGCTTGTATTCCACTCCCCGGCCGGATGACATCGCGAGCTGTGCAAGATTGAAACTCGCACCAGACGACTTGCCTCCGGACGATCCGCCAGGTCCGAACATACCACCAGCTGCTTTTCCACCTGAATCAGCCTGACCAGATTTGACGGCTGCAAGTTTGTTCGCTGCTTCTGCCTGCAACGCCGCCAGTTCCGCCTGGAGAGCTTTCACAGACTCAGACGTCTCCGCAGCACTTCCGGCTGTTGCGTCAGCCAATGCCGTCCCTGTGGCTTCTGTGCTCGCATCCATTGCCGCTTTCGCTGCTTCGCCAGCCGCCGCGACTTTCTGCTTCATGGCTTCGAGGGCTGGATCCTGATATTCGGCGGACGTGACAGTGCCGGCATCCTGTGCCAATCCCATCTGGGCCGCCTGCTGGTTCAGTCGTGCGGCCCGTGCGGCTTCCTCCTGCATGTTGACGCCGCTGATTTGTTCCAGCGCCCAACCCATCACGCCGCCCTGGCTGGCTGACTCAAGAATGAAGTCGCTGATTTTGTTCACCGTCTGCTGCCACTTCGCCATGACAGCGTTTGCCGCATTGGAAAACAGCGAAACCATCCCGGAGGCAACGCCGGCCATGGTGTCCAGAATCATCGATCCGAACGTTGACCACGCCCCAGCGAAATCACCGCTCAGCAGTTGAGAGGCCAACGCTCCCCATGATTCGCCGAACAGTGAGTGAATCGCTTCCAACCCCTGCATCATGACGAGCCGAAGCCCTATCATTGCAATCTGACCGGCCAGCATAAGATCACCAGCCTGAATTGCCGCGACGATACCGCCGAGCGTTTCGCGGACAGTCGTTGAGATCGCTCCGAATGTCTCACCGATGATTGTGCTGAGGCCCGTAACGGCATCCTGACCGCCCTGCGTGAATCTCGCCCAGGCATAGACGCCGGCACCGAGCAAGGCAACCAGCACGCCAATGGGAGACAGTATCGAACCAATGACAGCCCCAATGAGCCCCAACACTGACATTGCCATGCTGCCGACTGCAGCAAGTGCCGACATGACACTAACGAATCCGCCGATTGCCGCTCCGGATGCGACAAAGAACCCGCCGATTGCAATCAGGGCACCGCCGGCCGCCATTAACACGAGGCCGATCTTTGCGACAGTGACAATCATCGCCTTGTTTTGCTGGACAAAGTTCCGGACGGCTTTTGCGACCTTCAGAAATGCGTCGAGGAATTCTGAGGCCATTGGAGCCAATGCCGCCCCGATCTCGAACACGGCGGAACTAACGACGGCTTTGACCTTATCGATTGCATCCCCGATGGCATCAGCGGCCGCAATCGATTCAGGCGATGGAGCAATGCCAAGCTCCCGCGCTTCGTCCCTTAACTCCCGGATGTTTTCCATCATGGGAATGAGTTCGGTTCCAGTTCCACCGAACACGGCCATTGCAGCTGCGGCTTTCTGCGATGGATCCTGAATTGATCCGATAGATTCTGCGATGGCCTGAAACTGATCTTCTGGAGCCAAGCCGGAAATCATATCCATGGACAGCCCCATGGCCGCCAGAGCTTCCTGAGCCTTCTTTGATTCCGGGCCGATGCCGCCCAGATTCTTCTGCATCTTCTTGACGCCGGATTCCACCGACTCCATGGACGCTCCAGCCATTCCGGCCGCGTACCCAAGTTCAGCCAACGCCGTCGTACCGATTCCGGTCCTCGCACTCATGTCATTCAGAGCGCTGCCAGCATCAGCAAAGTGCATGATTGCACCGGTGAGCCCGCCGACGATAGCCGCTCCCATGCCAGCGACTTTTGCACCCATGCCGACGATGGACGAACCGAAACCATTGAGCTCGTCTTGTGCTTTCTTAAGCGTTGTCGACAGATCATTCTTCGCCCAGATCCTAACATATGCGGAGCCCGCCATGATGTCAGCTTTCGCCATGAGGCTGACTCCTATTTGATGGCTGCGATTTGTGGAAGGTCTGGATTCTCACGGCGAGTTCGCTCGATTTCTTCGGCTATTCGGTGTTCAAGTTCGTCACTCAGTTCGAGAGGCTTTCCGACACATGACTCAAGCAACTGGCCAGTCTCAATAAACTTGCTGGCATCAAGCCCGTCATTGAACGCCAACATAATCAACTGCAACGCCTCAACTCGTTTCTGTTTTGACCTGCCGTTTGCCATTCTCCAGAGTTGCCTGAGCGTCAATCCATGCGGCCTGATTCCGATCACCCCCGCGTATTCGTATGCCGCCTCAACTCCATCCAAATCGTCGATGATGTAAACGATATGTTGCCCGGCAACCTCTATGTGCCAGCATTTTGGCCCATCTGCTGAATCGCCTGTTTGATCACTCGATTCGCTTTTTCGTCCAGAGTCTTCATTACTTCCGGATCGTCCATCACTTGCTGCATCTTGGCCGCTGCGAGTTCGTTTGTTTTGTTCGCCATCGCTTCGAATTTCGCCAAGACCTCGAGACGATGCGAAGCCTGGCCAGAGGGGAAAAAACCGACAACCGCGTCACGGACTGCATCAAGCATTGGATCTGGTGGAGATGGCAGCAATCGTGCAAACTCAATCGGGGATAGCGATTTCTCCGCTATCTGTTCCCGGCAAATCGCCGCTATCACCGTCACAAGCTTCATCGGATCGTTCCGGAGTGGGCCGAGTGGATCGCTCTCGAACCCAACCAGATTCACGCCATGTTCGTCTCGTATTTCCGAGATCGTCGGCGCGTCCAGATCGACTCGCCACTGATTTCCTTTGCGATCCGTGAAACTCGCCATGTCTTGCCTTTTCGAATGGCAGCGATTTAGCGACGTGCCGGCCTCGCTGCGTTAATGTGCCACCAATATCGATAAACCCGAGTGTTCGCAGGGTCTTGTAGGCTGCAAGGACCTGTTTTTCGGTGACACCGATAGGTTCAGCCTCATGAAAGATCGCTGCGAGCACTCGCTTGTCGTCGTCGTTCAGCCGCATGGCTACCTCAATTACGGTGAAGCGTCCTGAACGCCTACAATCTTCAGCGTGTAGGTTTCGGTCGTCGTTGAATTCGCCTGGCTGGCCTTGAGGTTTGTGATTGGATCCCCAGTGAATGGGTTTGATGATCCACCTTCGATGTCCCAAACCTGTGGAACGTTGGCAACCAGATCGATCTCCGCGATGACATCCGCCGCAGAGTCCAGAAACTGAACGTTGGCTGCTGTTCGCAGGCTCTTGTCATTCGTTTCAAGAATCACTGCCACAATGTCTGCATTGTCGCCATCGATCGCCAAGTTGATCGCCTTTTGAACGCACGCTGTGATGGCCGTCGTAGCGATCGGAAGGTTATCGCCGATGCCACCGTCAATCGGAACGGATGTGCCTGAGACGGTGCCGACTGTGACCGTCCTTTGAACGCCACCGCTCCAGTAAATATCAATGATCTGCCCGTCCGTGATGCCGTGACCAGAGCCAAGCGTCAGGGTTCCTGTGTTGTCGTCGGTTCGCGTCGACAACGTTCCTGCTTTTGCCGTGTTAAGCGTGTCTTCCAAAGCAATCGTGCCGCTGTTGGTTCGCTGCACCGGAAGCGGTTGGATTGTGATTCCGCCACCGCTGATTGATTGCCCGTGTGTAACCGTTCCCATGTTTTACGACTCCGAAGAGATTGAATCAAAAAGGCAATCCGACGATTATGAGTTCAGAGTTGGTTCGCGAAGACTTGCAGACAATGCCACCACTTCGATGTCTGCGGTCTGCTCGCCTTTGAGCGGAGCCCCCTGAGTGATCTTGATAACGCAGTCGGCATCGAGGCCCGTCACGCCACTGTAAGAAATGAACCGCAGAGCAATCGGGTTTCCAGTCGCTGCAGCAGCTCGCAATGCGACGATTGCCGAGTCATTGCTGTCGACGATCATGTTGAAGGTGATCTTGCCGGTCAGCGCCGTCGCTTCACCTGTGTTAATTGGTACCGCTGACCCGTCGCCGGCTGATGTGGTTGAGCCGGTTTCGACATCAATATCAAACGAGGCATCAACTCGCTTTGTGATCTGCGTTGCCGCTGTGCTGCCTTTGGTGCCGTAATACAACAGCCCCTGATAACCCATCTTCTTCGCCATCGACTAAACTCCTCAGAGGTTGCTTTGTTTACTCACCAATGGAGCCGCGAAACGACTCCGCAAAACGATCTGTATTGGCCAAAAGTCCCGGCCCCGATGTCGGCCGAGCTTCGTATCTGTCACCTTTTCGTTCACCACCAAACTCATGGACTGTCATTGCATCCCCGACGAACGAATACCGAGGCCCGATGATTGCGTTGTCCTGTTCAATTGCCGCGAAAATCGCGTTCCTGACGTTGCCGCGTTTCCCTCTCGTTGCGACGGGTTCCCCAGGCTCCGAGGCTTCTGGTGATTTCTTGATTGATTCGCGAATGTATTTTCGAATTGATAACGCTGCGTGCCGAATGCTGGTGTAAACGCCTCTGTCGGCGGCCTTCTCGACTCGCTGAAAATCAGTCTCCGATTTGAACAGAAAACCGAACATCAATTCGCCTTCGAAACGTTGTAGCGAACCCTAACAACACCCAAAAAACACCCCTCACGCAATCGCTTGTAATCGCAGTAGGTCCGCACCGTCGCATCCATCCAGTTTGCGACGATCGACCCTGACAACGTCACTTCTGTGGCTCTGTCTCCGGACAGCACCTCGTGAATCTGCTCCACTAACGACACCAGCGGATCGACGGACGCCTTTTTCAGCCGCCCGTCTTTCGCACCGGATGTTGTTCTGTCGCCAGGCTCGAATCGCTTCCGAATGCAGATGTCAACCGCTGGCTCTGTGTTAATCGATCCGGATGACTCCAACTCGACCAAATCACCTGCACTTGTCACTGGAACAACGTCAACTTCAAGGGCCTTGAGATCCTTAAAATCGTCATCCCAGTCTGGGTAAGAACGAACCGCCGTGAATGACAGCGACCCCAATTCCTCAGCGGCCTGCGCGGTATTTATCACCGTCGTCAAAGCGTTTGCAAGTAGGACAGGAACAGCACTCATTCGACTCTCTTCGTGTGACAGATCCACTCGTATCCGCCGGCCTGAAGTTCGACCGACAGTTTGTTCTCATCAGGTGGCTGAATCTCGAAGACCTCAGTGCCTTCCAGGATTCTGTCGCCTGTTCTCGGCTCGACCGTATCGCCGTCGATCACCACTGAGGTAACCGGCATAACAAAGTCTCGCATCGTGATGCTGATCGAAATTCCGTTTCCGTCGATAGTCTTGTGTTCAATGTCGTTCCGTCGTGCAGTAATTGCCGCCGACGAATAGATTCCACGAATGAAGGTTATGGAGACTCCGAAAGCACGCTGCGCGGCGAGCAATACTCGATTTTGAAACGTGCTTTCGAATCTTGAAGACATGGCCCACAATCACGATTAGAACGGCAGAGAAACCTCAATCGCACAATACAGGATGTCCAGATTGTCCGTGTTGTTGTCGGACGTCTTCTGGAGCTGAAAGTACGGCTGCAGGCCGCTGCTGTAGTTGCTCATATCGAATCGAGTTCCACTGGCAACGCGTCGCAGAGATCCGTTGTCGTTGCTGCCGTAGAACTCGATATTGCTTTTGCGGCCCTTGGAGACGGAAGGCGGTTCCATGCTGGTATTACGGCTGGCAAAGTCGATTTTGAAACGCTTCCAACCGGTCCCAAGCGTCAAGCCTGTGGCAACGTCGTCGTTGTCGTTGGTTCCGTCGTCTGTTTCAGCAACAATGGCATTGCTGCCAATACAACGAAACGAAGCATGAGCAGCCAAGGCGTCCGGGTCATCGTTACGGGCGGAGCACAGCCCGAATGCGATCGACGTTGCGCTGTCCAAAGTTGCCACAGTCTTCACAGCAAACTCCGCTGACACGATGTCGTCGATGTCGAAGCTAAGCACGTCGCCGTGATAAACGCAGAGGTTTTCCACTTCGGTGTTCGAAGCCAAAAGCATTCGAAGACCACCGCCAGCCAACCCGCCGACTGTTGGTGATCCAGCTGAAGACGTGTCTGCCTTCACCCATGGATTCCCAGCGCCGCTTGCAGCAGCGGCTAACGCCTGCTCGCCGCGAAAGTAATACTCGATTAACGCGTTTCGTCTGCCCATTGTTCTGGTTCCTCAAGGACTGCCTGACCTGCAGGCGTTGAACTGAAAAAGGTAACTCGTCTACTGCCTCAAGCCCGTCTGGATTGCTCCAGAGCGGGCCGTTGGCATCTGACTCCGTCAGTTATCGATTAACCACCAGTGCCTGCGTTCTTCACCGCGAATCGCCAGTTCTTCACAGCTACCGCGACGCGGCCCTCAAGCGACACATAGGTGCACTTTGTTTCTGGGTCGTACCAGCGTTCACGACGACCGGCGGCTCCGTATCCGTTGAAGTAACCACGGACAACGGTCGCGTTGTTCAGTCGCGTTGGATTTCGCAGGCCGTAGTAAGCGGTTGCGTTCACGCTGTTGAGTTCAGATTCAGGCACGATCGCAACCTGATTTCGATACAAACCAAGGTTGTCAGTCGTGGCCGCGACTTTCGATTCGTTCAGTGTTGCGAACGTCCGGAGAGCACCTTGGTAGGCCGTTCCTGTGCTTGGCACAAGAATGGTATTCAAAACACCGCGAACGCGGCGGCCGGTTCCGATGCCACCGATTCCGCCATACAGCGTAGCCATTGCGGACCATTCTGAATCTGAAGGAGCAAGCCCCGCAGATCGCAGGTTGTTGTTCGCCGCTGGGATTGCACCCGTGCCGGTGTTGGCACGATCGGCGAACAATGCACTGCCGTCCAAGAGTGTTTCGGATCCTGTAAAGCGGTCCAAAACCAGACGGTTCTGAGTGACTTCCCAAGCCTCCTGAAGGCCGATCATTCCTTCAGCGAATGCCCCAAGATCGTCGTTCGCGATCATGACAGGGGTCCAGCCGAAACGATTACCGAACCGACGCAGGAAGATGTACGAAAGCACTTCTTCAGCGAGTCCAAGATCCTTGATCTTTTCTCCGTCGCTCAGTTCGTCCAGTTCTTCCATGATTCCACGATTCACCATCATGGCCGGTTTGAAGTCGTTCAGTCCCCCAGGAAGAACGGCGGAGATCTTGCCGTAGCTGTAGTCGTCGTCCAGCTCGATCATGTCGAGATACTTGTTGGCGAGCCCAGACAAGATGTTTGGGAAGTCGCCTGGACGTGAGTATGGGCTCGACGCCTGAATGTACTTGGGATCTTCGTTGTCACTGAAGAACTGCATCCGGCGAGTTGCATCGCCCATCTGCATGGCCTGTTCGGCCAGCAATTCGCGATCTCCGTACATGTCGACCGTCGATCCAGCCAAAGACAGTGCCTTGTGAGCAATGGCCCACAGCGGCAACCGGACCAATGATCGAGCGTTTTGGGACAGTTCGACCTTTGCCCCAGCCTTTGCAGCCATGGCGTCGATTGCGTCTTTTGCGAACGCATCGGAACCGCTTGCACCGCCGGAAACTCGAGCGGCTGGAATGGCGGGATTCTGTGCAGACAGCTTTTCGTTCCACTGCTTCATTGCAGCCTGTGGATTGAGTTTCGCTTCGCACGCCTCGATTACCATCTCAGCCGTGACGACTGTTGATCCGGCAATTCCGTTGATCAGTGCCGCGCTGGCCTTCAGATCGGTCAGGCGGGCTTCAGACTGTTCAGCCTGGTGAGCAGTCGCCGCGGGAGACGATCCCGGCTGTGGGTTCTGTGGGGGTGGCGACGTTGGAGCAGTTGCCTCAACCTTTGCTGGCTCCGGAGTCGCTGACGCCTGCAGGCCCTTCAGAATCGCGGACTCGTCGGCCGGCACGGTTCCACGGAACCAACCGTTAAGAGCGGCGATACAAAGCTCGTCGCTGGCATCAATCGATCCGATCAGTCCGCAGGCAAATAATTGGGCCTTAACACGAGCAGTAATTTCCATGATCTTTACTTCCTCAAAAGACGTTCCGGTCGCAGCCGCTTCCGGGGCAACAATGGTGGACGCGACGTTCGCGGCGACCGGAGTATTGTTTTGACTGTATGGCACAGCCGATGTGACAACTGGCGTCTGTTGGCCAGCTGATCCTGTCATCCGTTGCAGCGTTTGGCCGATGCCTGTCACCACTGCGTCGATCATGCGGTTATCAATCGCGAGGTCTGCCCGCTTTGCGTCGCCCTGGCCAAAGTTGGCCAGCACTTGCTCTGTGGTGACACCGCGATATCGGGCCACGTCTGCTATGAATGGCCTTCCGAATGAATCGATAAACGCCTGCAGAGTCGCTTTTGCCTCCGGAGTCAGTTTTTCGTACTGATTCCCATGGCCTTTCTTTGGGCTGTCACTGTTCGTGATGACCGTGACGCCGTACCCGATTTCATCTAGAAACCCAGACATTTCGACGTGTGGCATGATGGTCCCGATTGACCCAACCATGCTGTCTGCTGTTGCTTCGATGCGATCACAGGCCGATGCGATGTAGTACGATGCCGAACAGCACTGACCTTGTACGAATGCAACGATTTGTTTCTTGCCGCGGCTTGCAAAAACGAGATCCGCAACCCGTTTGCATCCGATCGCAGATCCGCCTGGGCTGTTACAGTAGAACAGGACAGACTTGACCTGATCATTCGACATTGCAGCGAGAAAATCTCGCTCCAGAATCTGGTAGGAGCAGGCCCCGCCGTATCGGACCATGTAATCGACTTCGTCTCGCAGCACTCCGTTCATCGGAATCACTGCAACGCCGTTAGCAACCTTCATCGAGGTCTCAACACCGTCGCCATTAAACGAAAGAGCCGATTTGATCGACTCCATATCGCCAATTTCGATACGCTGACCGAGATCAGAGAGCGTAGACGCGAGCATGGCCCACGGATGACCGTAGAACTCACTTCTGAGCTTCTGTCGCTTGCGTTTGATGTCTGATGGACTAGGCATTTTTCCCTTCCATTAGCATTGCAACGCGATTCGCGATGTCTGCAGCTTGATCTTGTGATGTAGTGGCACCAGATCCCGGTTTTGAGTGGTCCAGATCAACGCCGAGCATCGATTTGATCTTGTTTTCGATGGCGACCTGCATCAAAACCTTGATCCAGTGCTTATTGAGCTTTGCACACTCTTCCTTGAAAGTGCTGATCCCTGTTCGCATCCTCGCAGTTCTTGCTTCACCCTCTTTGAATGGGTCAAGCATGTCGCGACCGTTGCCAATCGCGTCGAATCGCTGATATGTTCGCTCGTTGGCTTTGAATTCGGACGGTGTTATTGAATGGAAAACACCTGAAGCGGCTGCAATCGCGTTGAATTGCTGTCGCATCGGAACGGCAACGTGAGTTCCGAACCAATCTTTCAGCGGTCCGAGGTGTCCTTCTTCGTCCAGCTTCGCAGCTCGTGCGCTGCTGTAGTTGGTTCGTTCGTAATCGCCGGTCAACGTGTAGTAACTCAACCCGAGCCCGCCCGCCTGATCACGATCCAGAAGACTCAGGAACGTCGGGGCGTCCTTGTTCGGTCGAGTGGACCGAATCATCTCAAGGCTTTCATCCTTGCCGATAGTCGCAGCCACAGGGGACTGGCCAATCTTGTAAGAACGATTGCCAAATTCGTCTTCGTCTTCGAGCCCGTCGTCAAATCCCCACGCGCCGTACTTTTCACCGTTGTTCAGCTTCGCAACGAAGGCAAAAGCGGCATCGATCGCAGCTGACCGGATCTCGGAACCCATGTAGTTGTCACGGTCCCAGGTCGTCTGGCCTGTCGAGTCGTACCAACTCGCCCCAACCGATGATGATGGCCGGTCATAGCAGGCCAAGTCGATGACTCGTTCAGCAGGGATCCGCACGCGACGAAGCCCAGAACCAACAGAAACGCCTGCTCCGAGCAACATTGAGCCCGCATTCCCAAAGGAATCGTCTGGGTGATCGATCAAAACGTGATACGCGACAGCCTGATTGCTCTTGTTGAACTCGATTCCGTTGAGAATCTTATTCTGATTCGTGCCGGCTGAGCGGTCCATCGACTGGTCGAGCTGTTCACGCTCAATCAACTGATAGCAGAGCGGAACGATCTTGTAGTCAGGCCGAAAACAGCGAACTATCAGTGCGTTTCCGACGGTTACAGTCTCACCAATTGCCATGCGTTCCATTTCCGCACGGCTCAAGCGGCCTTCAACGTCGAACTGTTTCGGGTCTGATGACCATTCCTCGTAGAGGTCGTCAGACTCCAGAGCGAACTGAAGACGCGGCCCGAGGTCGCCTTCTTCCAGTTTCTCCAGCTCAGTAACGATCTGGAACATCTCCTGCGGCGCGAACGGCCACGAAAACGTCTGAAACCCGGTCCCAACCACAAGATCTTGAAATGCCATCCGCACCCGCTTGCCCTGGGCGGTGTTTCGCACCAGATCTCGCACGCGGCGGTTCATCAGGCCATGGCTGGACATAATCGCCGCATCGCCAGAGTAGGCGTGCGGCTGATTATTTTCCCGAGGACGATCCCGGCGGGCGAGCTTATACGCTTCAAAAGACTCCGCGAGGATCTCCTTGGCGTAATCGATGCTGCCGGGAGTCGCCTCTGGCTTAGCAGGCCCGATCGATGCTGGAAGAAAAGCAGCTTCTGGGCGTCGTGATTTTTTAAAGAGGCCGAACATTAGAGATTGACCCTCCGAACGGGTCGAACAATCGAACCGCGCGATTGAGTGGCAATCTCATTTTGAAGCTCTTTACGTAGCTCTTTAAGGTCGCGAATTTGGATCTGCTGTTGTTGCCTGCCGGACTCAGACCACGAAGACGTGTCTGTCTGCATAATGCGGAGCAAACTGTCGTTCGCTTCGTCGAGTAACTGCTGTGCGGTGGCTGCCATGCCCCAGAGATTAGGGGCACAACAACGATCCACAATATGTTGGTTTACTGTGCGCGTAAACGAGGACCGATATTATCTCGCCCCGAGATCAGCAACCTGAAGCTGCTTCCGGTTCCGCTCGTGACTCGCGACGAATTCAGGCCGCGGCATTGCTCCTGATTTGTGATTGCAGACTGGACACTTCAAGATCGTGTACATCGGCGTGGAAGACTTCAAATCGCGTTCCATGACTGGTTGAGGATTCAGGCCAGCGCATCGGTGACACTTCAGCGGCTCGGCCGGAATCTTGGCGGCTGCTGTCTTAATCCGCTTCCCTGTTTCCTCGCAACCATCAACCGGACATTTGTAGTACGCGACTGGGGAGCCAGCTTTGCCGCTGCTTGATACTTTCATCCGGCAGTGATGCTTTGCACAGTACGGGACGCCGTCCTCATCTTTCGCCACCGGTGTCTGTTCCTGGGCGGCTGGGCGTGTTTGCTCTTCGAGATCGTCATCAAAATCCGTCTGTGGGGCTGCGGCTTGCTTTGCCATGGTTATCGTGCTCCTATTTCTTCACGGGCGTCCAGCCTGATTGGCGGAACCTTTCCTTGTTGTTTTTTCCGTGAGACCAGATTCTCACGAAACCATTGTTCCACTGATCGGGCCACCAGCATCATGGCGAACGAATCCCACCAGTGATCTCGTCTGAACCGCGGCTTGCGGCTCTTCGTCGATTTTCGTCGGAGGTCTGCGAGGTCCTCAGATCCTTCCCGAATGTGTTCTGCAAGACGTTTGTGATTCGCCCAAATCCCGGGTTCTGCGGCGAACAGACTGAATGCGGACTCATCTGAATCCGGGAGCATGAACAGACCCTCAACCAGACAGTGCCAGTGTTCAGCGTTCCAAATCACCTCAGTGCAGGCCCGTTCGGCTCCGGCCCCTCGGTTCATATGCCAATTGTCGCCAACGATCACGTTGTCCGCGGGGGCTGGGCTGCGATAGTTCGGGGCACCTTTGGCCGGCAGGAATCTGCGGAGCCCATACTCCATACAGAACCGTTCAACGGGCTGGGCCGCCCATGTCTTTCGTTCTCCGTCCTCAGACCATGATCCCATCCAGCCCTTGTCAATCAGAGTCAGATCGCAGAAGTGCAAACCGCCCTCGTCATCCTCATGGCCTTCGTTTTTCCATTCGTTGGCGAGCTTGCAGAGTCCCTGATAAATCAACTGCTCAGCCTGCTCAACGGTCGTTTCGCTCGTGCCATGGCTCCGGACGTTGTAATCGATGACACGATTTCGCTTCTTCGCGTCGCTGGCCATGGTCGAAAAATGGAGCTCGATCTTTCGGCAGTCGACGCCGCGGACAATCATGGTCGTTGAATCTTCGCACCGTCCGCGCGGCCTGTCCGATTCGGAGTTCATGACGTGACCAAGCTCGAGCTTCGATTCAATCAGGTCTTCGTTCGTGATTGTTTCATTGTCCAGCTCGCACCGGCAGAACATCTCACCTTTATCGGCCCATTCGTCAAAGTAGTTCTGGAGCGCGGAGACTTGGAGCTGCGAGCCATCCGGGAGTTCTTGTGGTTTGAATCGGTGTTGATTCGATACAACAGCCCCGGCGTCCATGTCGCGACGATTTTTCAGGTAGTAGCTTTGTGCGGCCCTGCCATATTTGTCGCCCTGCTGTTTGCCTTTCTGCCGGAGCTTCACGTATTCCATCCACAAATCGAAACGATCAGGCTTTTCCATGAGGTATCGAAATCGCCGAACGACAAACGGGTGCCCCTTTTCAGCGAAGTGGTGAGCAACGCCGACGCCCGACTTTGGAAGCGTGGCCAACATGATTCTGGCAAGCGGTTGCGTCTGCGTTCCGAGTCCGCCGATGTCAAGATTGACGCGGTCAATTACCTTTTTTGCAACGTCAGAATTCCCTGTGGTGTCCGGAGTGTCGAGGTCGTCAATAGCTACTGCCTTTGGCCTGCGTCCCAGAATGTTTAGCCCGCGAATCGGCGAATCGGCTCCACGGAATCGAAGCATTGCCTTGGCTGATGGTGATCCCGGAACCGCAGGCATATCGATTTCGTCGAGCGTCCATGAAAACTTGATTGGCTCCTGAGAGTATTCCTTGCCCGTGTCATGCCGGAATCCAGAGGCGTGCATTTGATTGGCAATCTGCGGCGTTGACCCGACACGTCGCACGGGAACGGAGATTTCCGGGTAGTATTGCGCAAATGTTTCTGAACGAATCATCATATCCTTGATTGCGTTCGCGCTATCAACCGCACTTGGTCCCGTCGCTGACACAAACGCGATGAAATCAATCACGCCCGTCGCGATGGATTTCCAGACCATGCAGCGGAGGTAAGACGTTTTCCCCTCGCCACGACTGGCCAGTAAAAGCGAGTCGCCACCGTGCTTTAATGACTCTGCGAACTCGTGAATCATGTCTGCCTGTTGCTGAGTAAACGCACGGGTGAACGGTTCCAGCAGACCAGACTTCGGCCCGCACATCTCCCAGATCCATGCTTCGTGGTCTGCTTCAAGTTTTTCGCGATATGATCTCTCTTGGTCCGTGAGCGGCGGGATGATTACAGTGGCGTCACTTTTGCGGCGGCGGCGGTTTGCTTCAGCAGACTGCTCTCGCCTGCGCTGAGCGTAGGTCGATGTCGTTGATGGAATTGTTTCTGCATCGGCAAAAAACATTCAGTTCACTTTGTGAAGTCGCGAAGTTGCTTAACGGCTCGAAGTGCGTTTGCGTAGTCGCCTACCTCCAGCATTCTTCGGTAAAGATTCCGCGTCGCCTCATAGCACCAGCCACGAATTAGCCGGGTGTCTGCATTTGCGATTTTTTCGAAGTGATTTCCAGAAAGCCTTAATAACTCTCGGGGGTCTGCGTTTGGGAATTTATCAGTGATAGCCTCAATGATCTGCGCACCGCTAGCGCCCTGAAGCATCCAGTCAACAACTTGGTTGGCTTGCAGGTCTACATCTCGAAGGCAAAGTGCTTCTCGATTACTCCCGCTCTCGCCATCGCCAGACTTGGTTTCTGATTCAGCCATATTTCATCGAAAATCACTTGGTGGAATTTGCACATGTCCGGATCGTTCCGGAGCATAAAGTTTTCGAAACGCGGATTGAAATTGAGGTTCATCGACGTTGGGCAAATAACGTCCCACTCATCATTCTGCAGCATGAAGAACTTTGCGTGATTTTTGCCGACACGAATTGAATCGGCTCCGAACACGTCTCGGATTCGCTTGGCGAGTTCAGGTGATCTCTGCTGAAATGTGTAATCCACAAGCCATCTCGAAGAACTGCACATCTGAGCCTGAACAAACTCAATAACAGTCGAAACGTCAGTTGTGGCTGCCGTCCATGTCGATACTGTTAGGTGTGCAGGTCCGGTGATTTCCAGCACAGCCTCAATAATGTCGATGATAGAAAACTGCCCTTTTGTAAATCCATAGATTTCAATCTCCTTGTTGAATCCCTCAATTGCGGCGGCGGCTGTTTCCTTGCGGCGAAGATCACGAATCTCTCGCTTGTGTGTGTTTTTCGCTACGCGAATCGTCGGAGCTTCGATCGAATCGAGCGGGAACACTGGGTTATTTTTCGCTTTGAGCAGCGGATTTTGCGACGTCTTCATTTTGCTTTCTTTCCCACTCTATGAATTTAATTGTGCTTCTGACTGATCGCTCGATTTCATGACTGGCTGACTCGCAGGTCTCGGCAAAAAACTTTCGAAGCGTCGGCGTTATGCTGACGGATACGACTGTTTTTCGTTCTCCAAAATCAGCGCGTCGTCCTCTTGAATTCATTATCGGCAACCATCTTACGTCGATGTGAATTGTATGTTATACATTGTAGCGGGAATTGTATAACACACAATAGAAACAGCTC